CTGATAATATTCATTTGCCTGCGGTTTTGGCGATAGTCGAGGTGTTATGTGAGGCGGAGCACTTAACACAAGACGAGAGAGATACCCTCTTGAGCTCGTTCACTGACTTGAAAAGAGTCAGCAATTCGGGTAAATTACATGACATTAGACAAGGTTCTATGATGGGCAACCTTTGTAGCTTTCCTGTGCTTTGTTTGCTCAACAAAGCTTGTCATGATATTTTCCGAGACTTTAGGAGCGGACGAGCTCGGGGTAAGGCGGACAGGAAGGTCCGTATCAATGGCGACGACATTGTGTTCGCTGGTGATTCTTTGGACTTCGCCCTTTGGCGCGAAGTAACCGGTCACTACGGACTCGTTGTCAACGAAGAGAAGACTGGTTTTTCTCGTAGGTGGCTTGAATTGAATTCTCGCTCCTATGACACGAGGAAGAACCGCTTTGTGGGAAAGCCTGTTCTTTCTTTTCTTCGTCGTTCTGACCTTCCTGGCAATCTCGTGTCTGAGGTTGTCAAGGGATGTGCCACATTGTCACACCGCGTGTTCTGGCACGTAGTCAATGTGTTTATGAGGCATGAGATTTCTCACAGAGAGATTTCTCTTGACATCCCTAAATGGGTTCTGGATGGACTCCTTAAGAAACTCTGGTTTCGAAAGGCTATTGCTCGTGGCCCCCTACCCACGAAGCAAAAGGGTGAAGATCGTTGTTACCCCACAACGATTGGTCCCGTTCCAGATCCCGCGTTCTACCCTCATATAGAACGCGCAGAAGATGTGTCCCGTCGTTCCTTCATTGGGGAATGGATGGGTGTAGAGGCACTTCCTCTCGAGAAGCTTCTCAACCGCAAGCTTCTCCGGCGTCACCACGCTACCTTCGAATCTGTCCCTTTCAGGGATCCTGTTATTCGCGTTTCCGAACGCGAATGGGCTTTTCTTTGGCCTTCGAAGGTTCTCTCCTTTGTTCGCGAGTTTCATCCAGGAGTGTTGCTCCCGGCGAACAAAGATGAGTGGCGAGACGATCACCCTCGTCTTGTCACGAAGAGGAAGTACCTCTTCGAGCCACGTCACCGAATCGTGGCTCCTCCTCCTCCTTGCCTTTTGGCCGCTGTCACCATTGACGGCGTCATCAATTATCCCAATGGGCTGTCCTGAGTGGGGACAGTGGGTGAGTAGCTGGGAGATGAACGGTCGCCTCTAACCAGGCCTGATTGTCGACCCGAGTCGTGAGACCCATTTGGTTGGGCGCTAACACGTAATGGTGAGGTGAACCACTCACGATGTTGACGGAAGATGACAGCAAACCTGGCCCTTGAGGCGTGAAGAGACATACGTGCGCGTCCCTGTCTGCCAA